CAGACGTATACGCGCTCCTCTCAGCAGGGTGGCAGCAAAGTCTGGCGTATAGGCCATGCCCTGTGTAGCGCACAGGGCGATCACCGCAGCGGTTAAATCATCCGAAATTGGAGGGACGGCAGGCGGGGCCGCTGGCAGATTTTGCGATTTTTTCTCATCCCGGCAGCTGCTGCGCATGATTCTGAGCGCTGCTCGACGTTCCTGCCGTGTTAATGACGCTGGATCGCGCATTTTTTCAGCTGAAAGCTCTGTCGATAACTCACGGGGATTGCGGGTTTTTTGGTCGCCCGTAGAGTTATTGACAGAACTCCAAGGGGCGGCGGGGCCGCCCTGAAGGTCAAAAGATCCAGAAGCGGAGGCGGTTTTAACCTCCTGCTTCTTACGAATGGTCCAGGCTTTCAGGCGCGTGCATTGCCGCGACCCTTCACCGAGGTGCGGTGACCAGACGCCGGTAATTTTGCGCGTCGTCTCGCCGTAGGCATTTGGCTCGTCGCTGTCCTCATAGGCAACGCGCACGGCGTAGCTTTCGCGCGGAATGAGTACGCCGCCCTGTTTCTGGATGTACGTAGCAAAACAGCCCACATCAGCCGCAGCGGCTACAGCGTCCATAACCGGATCGGGTAATAGTGATGCGCCGGGCCGGTAAGTGCCCGCCTTGATCATGATGCTGGTCAGTTGATTGCTGAGTTTGCGTAATTCCCGATAGACCGTGACGGGCGGTTGCCCGACCGGCTGAAACTGGCGCAGGCGGTGCTGGGACGCCCAAGCCATAGCAAGGCGGGCTGTTTCGCGCAGCGGGCGGCCTGTCTCTTTGTCTGTCTCGCCATCCAGCGCGTAGCCATCAATATTCTTACTGATGTACTTTGCAATGTATGCCGTCGCGCTGCCTATTCTGGGGTCCATCTTTTTGGCCTTAAAGCGGGCTGCTGTATTTTTCCCCAGCTCTGCACGATCCTCGCGGGTGAAATAGTCGCGGAGGATATCCAGCGCGGGTTTTACCTGGTCAGGCGGGAGGAAGATCAGCACATGCCAGTGCGGCGTGCTGTCGTGGTGTGGCTCAGCTACGCGGAAGCCATACGGTCTTAAATCATGGCGCTTCAGTTTTGCCGTAGCTCGCCCCCAGACTTTACACAGATATCTCTGCGCATCTGATGGGGTAGCGCCATTCCATTTAGGGTTGGCGTGGCCGCTATGGTTATTGCTGTGATATCGGGAGGGGCAGGTGATCGTCAGAAACAGCCCGGTATCGCCGCGTGACATGGCTATCTGTTCGACGCCCATCATGCGGGCCATCAGTTCATGCCGACGAATCGCCGGATTACTGACGCTTGCCAACGCCATCGCTTCTAGTGACGCAACGTTGCCCTCGTCGTCCTCAAGCTCATGTGTAGCGATAAACTGCCGGTTTTTACGGCGCTGTTCCTGCCAGGCGGATAGTGCATCCTGACTGACATAAGGATTGCGGCGTCTGTGTATCTGACCTATCGCGCGCAACTGGCACTCGCGCCAGTCGTTACGCAGTCGCCAGACCTGTCGCCCCCACCAATCCGCACTCATCAAGCGGCCCAGCGCGGACAGGCATAACAATTTGTCAAACCGCTTGTTGAGCGATCGCCAGTGTGGCGGGCGAATACGCAACGCTCTGACCTCCCGCCCCAGATGCCGGTAGAGCCATAGCAGATCTTTGTCGCTGATTTCCTCCAGCGCGGTGTTTAGCGCGCGGCACTCTGTGAAAAACATTTCGCTGATCTGTGCGGCCAGAGCATTACCCCACGCCAGAACCTGGCGACGCGTCTGCTCTGCGAGATGAGACCAGCGGCGAAACCAGTAAGCGCCCAGCTCGTTTGCGCTGGTGCGGGCCGCGTGCGTCTGCTTTACCTGCTCCAGGCGCTGAACAGATTTCAGAATGGTATTGCGGATAAACGCATCGCGCTGCTCAGCCGGGCGGTGCTGTTCAATCCAGTCAATCTGGTTTAACAGTGGTTGTCTCAGATAAACCGGCAGTGTGTTAACGCGTGAGCGAATGCCACTGGCGGATAGATGCCACTCGCGGCTCTCGATTTCCCACGCGTCACGCTGTCTGAGCGCTATGAGGCGCGCTATGGCATTCACGGCGGCCTGCTGGCGATCGTGAAATTCTTCAGCAGATATTGGTGGTTCCCCGGCTCGAGGATTGATCGCCGGTCGGGGTTCATTCCATGGAAAAGCACCGGGCGGCTGTGTTGCCGCACCGGTAAATGGCGGTGGTGGTGAGGGTGTTATGCGTCCGCGTGCATTACCGGCCATGCTACAGGCCTGCCTGCATCACTGATCTGATGAAAGCTGTTGCAGCCTGAAACGTCAGGCCGTTGCCTGCGGCGCGAAGTCTTCCCACTCTGCCGGGAGTCCCATCAACCAGAGGCTTAAGGCCGGGTTTAACTGGCCGCCACTTTCCATCGCGGCAGTGGAGCCAGTCAGCATCTCGCCAGAAGCCGTTAACCGAGCCGGGCCTGCAATTGCTGCCACATCCTGTAAGCGTTTCTGGATCTTGGTTCCATTCGGGCGGTACGTATTCAAAGCCTCCCCGGGGCAGGGTGAGCGGTCGTTGCTGGTTGTTGGTGTCGGCCAGCCTGCAATCTGTGCAGTTACATCGAGCCTGTCCGTTGATAATTTCCCGTTGCGAACTCTGCCGCCCTGGTACCCCCCCTTGCCGTCTGATGCTGTAGGGGTCGGCCAGCCCGCCAGTTGCGCAGCGGTCTGGATGTTCATCCCACCCTGCCGGCCACTGGTTCCCGCGCCTTTCCCTGCGTTCGCTGTTGGCGTAGGCCACCCAGTAAGCACGCTCGCGGATGTGCGGCGCACCGACGCTCGCAGCCGGAAACGCAACCGACCCGAAGGCATAACCCAGACTTTCCACGTCAGTTTGTACAAGGTCGATCCAGTCATCCGCGTCTTTGCTTGCAGATTGTTCGCCAAGAACCACGACAGGGCGTTGCTGGCCGACAAGCCAATGTGCGGCGGGCCATAAGTGCCGCTTGTCAGCAAACCCAGCGCCTTTGCCTGCCGCGCTGAAAGGCTGGCATGGGCATGAGACTGTCCAGACGGGTTTGTTATCGGGCCATCCGGCGCAGCGCAGGGCGAGTGACCAGACGCTGAATCCTGCGAAGAGGTGAACCTGTTGGAATCCCCGCAGATCGTTGGGTGTGACATCTTCAATACTCCTGTTATCAACCACACCAGGCGCAATGCGGCCGGCGTCGATAAGATTGCGCAGCCACTGGACGGCGAAAGGGTCAATTTCGTTGTAATAGGCAAGAGGCTGACTCATTTACATACACCGATATAATCAATGTCATTGTCCAGTGAGCCGCTTTCGACCATGGCGCTATAGGTTGCATTACCCATGACTGGGCCGCAGTCCGGGCACATGCCGCCGCCAGCGCCGTTGCAGCCTTCGCAGATTTTCAGACAGCCGATCAGCTCATTGGCCGTGTCGCGGGATTTCGCGCTTACTGAGCGCCGTACGGTGATTTCATGTATGCGATACGGGTGGTAAATCTGGCGGGTTTCGGGCGTGTCGCTGCCGGAAAACACCGATGTTACGCCGTGCTCGTTGAATGCATTGACCAGTGTTTTAACCAGAGTCTTATGCTGCTCAGCCCCAAATCCGGCAGTGTGATAGCTGGAAAAATTCGCGGTATCGCTGGCAGGCAGGTAGGGAGGGTCGCAGTAAATGGTAGCGCCCTCTGCGGCATGGGTGAGAATGGTTGTACGAAAATCAGCACAGATGAAAATAGCTCGCGTGTCTCGTACTTTTTCTGCAAACAGGCGAATCTCCCGTTCCGGAAAATACGGCGCTTTATAGCGACCATAGGGCACGTTGAATTTGCCCTGCTGGTTATATCGCATCATGCCGTTATAGCCATGCCGGTTCAGATACAGAAACCGCAGCGCCTGCGTAAAATCCCACGTTGGCAGCGCCCACGCTGACGGGCGAGGATCGTTAAACATGCTGCGGGTTGAGTAGTACGTTTCCTCGTTGTTGCCATCGCGGAACAGAGCTGATCGCGATGTGCTGATAAAATTCTCTGTATCATTGGCAATCACTCGATAAAAATTAATCAGGTGCGGATTAATATCGCCGAGCACATAACGCCTGTAATCCGTATTCATGAATACGGACGCCCCGCCCACAAACGGCTCAATCAGGCAATCTGATTTCGGCAGGTGAGGTAGCAGATCTGGCATCACGCGAGATTTACCGCCCGGCCATTTCAAAGGCAATGTTGTTGTCATTTATGACTCTCCCCGTTATAGGTTTCATGGGTCATCAGCCGCCAGTGCCGGCCACCGTTCTTGCTAAGAAGACGCCAGCGACGACCAACCCGGATTACGAGATAGCCATGGGGCTTGATGCGGGAGAAATTACGGGTGCCGCGTTCGTACTGTCGCAGCATGGTTACCGCGCGGGCGTATATAGGCGTGATTGCACAGGTGCCGCTCATCGTGACCGTCATGTTGCTGTCCTCTGCTGTTTTCAGGGCGAGTGAAGCCTGGCGGGTTTACGCCATGGTTTTGCTCAGGGTTTAAATCAGGTGTTAGTGGCTGGGTTCAGGGCTTGCTCGCCCAATATCGCCGGGCCGGTAACGGGCCGGTACGTCGCGCGCCAGATAGCGGATGGCTTCCATCCCGCGAGCTACGGTGCGGCGCTGGGGTGGCGTAAGATCATGCCAGGCGGCGAAAATATCTTTCCCTTCCAGTTTGTGCATGCTGTGATCCGTACATTCCTCGGCTATTGCATTGCCGAGTACGAAAACCGCTTTGCGCTGTGGGGCTGTCAATGCCGCATAACGCTCCGCTGTCTCGTTCCGGCAGGCTGCCGCCTCCAGCTGTTCTCGCATTCTGCTGAGCCAGCGCTGATGTGCCTCAATTTGCAGCGGGTTTTTTTGCTCATTGATAGGATTCATATTACTGCCTGCTATTCTGCAATTACTGACAGATGCGACCGTTAATTAACGGGCATTTACCGGTGCAGGCTCGGGATAATTCCCCGCCTGCAATCAGCTATCATCGCGCTGAGTTTATTTTCTGCCTCAGTGTCGCCGGAATATTTCGCTGTAAATTGCAATGCGATAAAAGCCAGCCCCAGACTTAGCGTGTCTTTTTTACCCGTATTCTCAGCTTCAAAATAATATTGCTGGAGAATGCTGTTTACTAAATCAATATAAGACTCGTTCATATTCAGCCTCAGAATCAGCCCTGATTACTTAATCAGACCGCAGAATAATGCCAGCCCGTAGAACACCCCGCCGATAGCCATAACGCCCAGCATCGCCAGTACGAACAGGCAGAGTATGAAAAGCGTCTCAAACATTGCTCGCGGCGCTCCGTTCGGCGTGTAGCTGATCAATGAATCGTAGTGCTTCCGCTACAGCAAAATCACACCCGAAATAGACGCCGTCTTTTGAAATGCCGTACAGGTTGCGCGGACGCTGTGGCGTTCGTGGCGATTTGGCAATCGTGAAACCGCGATAAATGGCAGCACTTTTGCTGATCCGAACCAAGCCCGGAATGCTTCCGGCATGTGCCCCATGTTGTGAATAGCGCTTTTTCATTTCTGTGTGTTCCTATGCCCGGCCATGAGATAACGCATTGCGACTATTGCGCTTCAACACATTGTGTTTGTTTCCGGTGGTGCGTCGGTAGGTGGCTTTGTCGCGCATCAGGCGATCGATGTAGTACTTTTCTTCCGGGGTAATGAGTGCGCGGCAATGAGCTACGGCATCCCAATATTCTTGCAGCATGATGAAACGCTTAGGACGCTTCGAACCGGGCATACCTTCACGATGTACTGGCAATTGCGCGCGGTCCATCAGGTTGCGAACGCTTTTTAACGAGCGGCCAGTTAAATAAGCGAATTCGGCAGGAGTAACGAAAATCTGTTTTTGCAGTTCTTCGGTATTCATATCCCGGATGCTTTCGGCCTGCACAGTGGTCATTTTGCAAGTGCGAGCAACGCGGGCATTGTCTAACGGGAATTGGCGTAAATGTTGAGATCCCGCTGTTAAATCAATTTCTCGTGATTCTGTCATTTGTTAGACTCCCTAATTAGCCACTACTGAGGCTTGTTTAGTCCAGTTTTGGGAATGCCAACACAATCGCTAGATAAGCAGGTTATGTTGATTTTGGTTAATTATGTTGAGAACTACAAATTATGTCAATGACTCAAGGCGAGAAGTTAGCGCTGATTCGTGATTCGGAAAGGTTAACGAAAAGGCAAATTACTGATTTGGTTGAAATAAATTATGGTACCTATCACGGGTATGAGAGTGATAAATCAAAAATGACTTTAGAGTCGGCAGTGAAAATCTTTGGGCACCCCCGATTTAATAAATATCAAGATTGGTTTATGTATGACCGGATCGACCCAAGCCGGGGCCAGATCGCACCGGCTCTCGCACACTATGGGCAAGAAACAACACAATCAGACCCCTCCGAGAAAAAGATTGGCTAACAATATATAAACATTACATTTTCACTATTTGTTACCAAGATAATGAACTGACGATCGGAGGGTCTTCTTATGTCCGTTAAGAAACTCGAAGATGGTCGCTATGAAGTGGATGTAAGGCCGCGCGGGCGCGATGGAAAACGCATTCGGCGGAAGTTTGACAGAAAGGCAGAAGCGCACGCATTTGAGCGAAGTATCATTGCCAAATTTCAGAATCATGATTATCTGAATAAACCGGCAGATAAACGAAAGCTGAGCGAATTTATTGCGCTTTGGTGGCAGTTGATCGGACGAAACAAAAACTATGCGAATCGCAGGTTAAGCACGGCTAATTGTATCTGCCAAGATATGGGCGACCCCATGTTGTACCAGCTTGATGCTCGTTGCATTATTGATTATCGGGCATACCGGCTGGAGCAGGGGATCAAGGCTTCAACAATAAATCATGACCTTTTCGCCTTGAGTGGAATTTTCAAATCAATGGCTGAGATCGACGAGTTCCACGGGGAAAATCCCGTGACATCGGTAGCCGCCTTGAAAGAACCCAAGACCGAAATGTCATACCTGACCCAGAACGAAGTTGATCGGCTCTTGTCGCTATGTTCCGGTGATTACTACCGTATTGCGATTTTACTGCTGGCTACCGGTGCGAGGTGGGGGGAGGCATACAATCTGAAAGCGGAAAATATTGTCGGTAACAGGGTTATGTTTACCCTGACAAAGAACGGTGAAAGGCGCGTTGTTCCGATATCGGATGATATCGCCAAAATTATTAAACACATGGAATCAGGGCGGCTTTTCCGGGTTAGTTACAAGACGTTCCGTTTGAAGATGAAAGAAGCAAAACCCAACTTGCCGGATGGACAGGCAGCCCATGCTTTGCGGCATACGTTTGCAACGCACTTCATGATGAAGGGGGGCAACATTATTGCCTTACAGAGGATTCTGGGTCATGCGGACATTTCTCAAACGATGGTTTACGCACACTTCGCACCAGACTATTTGCTGGACGCTGTGAGCTATAATCCCCTCAGTGGAATGTCCACATTGTGTCCACACTCTGGAGGCAAAACGGGGGATTTGCGGGCTAGTTAAGTCTGTAAAATACTGATTCGGCGCAGTACCTTACGGGGCTGCGCCTATCAGAATCCCACCATCAAGGGGAAGGTCAAGGGGACGAAAATGAACATCAGCGACGTGGCAAAAAAGACCGGACTGACCAGCAAGGCGATACGTTTTTACGAAGAGAAGGGAGTGGTGACGCCGCCGTTGCGCAGTGAAAATGGCTACCGCAGCTACAACGGACACCATCTTGAGGAGCTGAACCTGTTACGTCAGGCGCGACAGGTTGGCTTCACGCTGGATGAGTGTCGTGAGCTGGTGGCGCTGTTTAACAATCCGTCGC